CTTAATAAGCGTATCCACCTGCTTTCCCATCTTCCTTGTATCAGAAGAGGCGGAAGACATTGCCTTGGCAGTCACCGTCTTAATTTTATCCGTCACGCCGGACAGCTGCTTCAGATCGGCTTGGAGAGAGGCCATGCTCTTTTTGTACTGGCTAATATCCGCAGTAAATCGTGTTACCAATTCCTGATCCACAAAATCACCTCCTTTTCTTGTTTTTCAATCATTAAAACTGATCAAAGTAAGCCATTGCTTTGGCCGCTTGAATATCCAGCACATCATCCCCTGTCCAATAAGGGAAAAGGTCGTACACAGCGCCCACATCCTCCCCGGCAACCGCAGCAGCAATTACCCCGGCTTGGATATAGGCGATTTGTGACAGGTTTTGATACTGCCTTCTTTCCAAATCACGATGGAACAG